GGCCGTCGACATCAACGTCGCCACGGCGGGCGCGAAGGGCGCCGAGCGGAGCGACAAGTTCTGGGGCCTGACCCCGGTCGCCGTGCCCGGCCTCACCGCCGGCGTCGCCATCGTGGGCGACTTCAAGGAGGGCGTTACCCTCTTCGACCGCGGCGTCTCGGACGTGTTCGTGACCGACAGCCACGCGTCGCTGTTCATCAGCAACGTCCTCGTGATCCTTGCAGAGGGCCGATTCAAGTCGGCCATCACCGATCCACTCGCCCTCGCCGAGACCGCGGCAGCCTGACATGGGCGGTCACCCCGGCACGCTCGATCTGCGCCTCTACCGGGGTGACTCCTACGCCTGGACCGTTCGCGTCTGGTCCGATGACGCGCACACCCAGCCCGGCGACCTCACCGGCGTCACGGCAGCAGGCGCCGTCGCGGGCATCGCAGGCGGCGTGATCCCGCTCGATTGCGCGATCACGCTGCCCAACATCATCGAGGTCGAACTCGCCGCCTCGTCATGGGATGGCGTGCTCAATCCCAGCCGCTGGGACCTCCAGCTCACCTTCGCCGACGGTCGCATCTACACCCTGCTCGCGGGCGGCGTCAGCGTCCAGGACGACGTCACGGCGTGAGCACATTCGTCGACGTTGTTCTCGAGACGCCGCCCGTCTTCATCGACATCGAGCAGGCCGGCGGGCCGCCCGGGCCGCAGGGTCCACCCGGTCCGCAGGGTCCAACAGGGGCCGCCTCCACCGTCCCGGGTCCACCGGGTCCGCAGGGCTCGACGGGACCGCAGGGTGCGACCGGCGCAGCCTCGACGGTGCCCGGTCCCCAGGTGCCCGGCGCGGACGGCACCGGCGGCGGCTCGTCGGACTTCACGACCGCCTCGACAGGGCTGCCCTACGTCACCAGCGAGGCCTTCCGCATCGCGATCAACGGCCACCCGACCGGCGGCACGTTCAAGATCACGTTCGGCGGCCAGCAGACGGCCGCCATCCCGTACAACGCGAGCGGCGCCACCGTCCAGGCGGCAATGGAAGCCCTCTCGACCAGGAGCGCGGGCAAGGTCACCGTCACCAACGACGACCTGCCTGAGTACATCCTGTACGGCGAATTCAGGGGCACCCTGGCCGGGACCAACCAGGCCACGCCGACCGCCACCAGCGTGGCCCTGACCGGCGGCGCGTCGCCCAACGTCCAGATCAGCGGCTACAACGACGGCACCCCGGCCGTCCTCGGCAGCCCCATCGTCCAGGCGTACTTCGACCAGAACTTCTCGGTCTGGTGGTTCAACACCGGCACCGAGGCCGCGCCGGTCTGGGTCAGCCAGGACGCCGTCGGCCACTTCTGGTCGGGCTCGCCCGTCATGTCGGCCGAGTTCACCGCCGACAGCGGGCAGGCCATGTCGGGAACGTGGCGCCAGGACGGCTCTGAGGCGTACCGCCAGGAGGGCGGCGTCGGCTTCCTCACGCCGTCCTATTGGCATGTCCTGCTGCGGGATTACCACGAGAACCAGGTGGCGGTCCTGAACTCGGACTCGACGCTCTGGGAGATGAAGCTCCAGTCGTGGTCCGCGGGCGACCTCAAGACCGGCGAGATCGGGCTCGACTTCGACTTCAACCGCCTCGCCTACGGCAGCGACTTCAAGGTCCTCGCGACGGGTGCCGTCATCACCGGCCAGAACGCGGCACCCGCCGATTCGGACCTGAACGCAGGCGAAGTGGCGTTCTGGTTCGACCAGACCAACGGCGCACCAAAGGTCATGGTCAAGGGCAAGACGGCCGATGGCACGGCGTTCACGCGCACCCTGGCCGACACCACGATGGCCGGCGGCGGCGCCCCGACCGGCGCGACCTACCTTGTCGCCACGGCCGATCCCACCCTCTCCGCCGAGATCGTCGTCGGTGCCACGCCGGGCGGCGAACTCGGCGGGACATGGGCCAGCCCGACCGTCGACGCCACCCACTCCGGATCCGCGCACCACAACCAGGCCCACTCGGGCACCGGCGCGGATCACACCTACGCCGGCCTCACGACAGGGCACGTCCTGACGGCCCAGAGCGCCACCACAGCGGCCTTTGCGGCACCGAGTGGCGGTGGTGCCCCGACCACCGCGGATTACCTCGTGGGGACGGCCCAGGGCGGGCTATCGGCCGAGATCGTGGTGGGCACCACGCCCGGCGGCGAGCTCGGCGGCTCGTGGGCATCGCCGACCATTGACGCCAGTCACTCGGGCTCCACCCACGCGGCGACGCAGGCGGCAGCCGAGGCGACGGCATCGGGCGCCCTTACGACCCACGCCGCCGCGGCAGACCCGCACACGGGCTACCGCCTCGAGTCGGCCGACCACAGCCATGCCAGCACCGGCCTCCAGGGCGGCCAGGTTGCGCACACCGCGCTGTCGGGCGTCACGGCCGACCAGCACCACACCCAGGCGCACGTCATCACGGGCGCCGACCACACCATGTCGGGCCTCACGACAGGGCACGTCCTGACGGCCACCAGCGCCACCGCGGCGGCCTTCGCTGCGCCCACGGGCGGCACGGCGATCCCCGATCCCGGGCACGCCTACGGGACGGGTACGGCCTGGTGGTACATCCCGGGCAACATGATCTTCGGCTCGGTTACCAAGGCCATGAACGCGAACTTCATGAACTACTACCCGTGGTACCTCACCAACGCCTGGACATTCGACACGCTCGCCATCGAGGTGACGACACTCGGGGCGGGGCTCATGCGGGCAGGGCTGTACAACGCCGATCTCAAGTGGCAGCCCACAACGCTCGTTCAGGACTTCGGCACCTTCGACGTTTCGACGGCAGGCGTGAAGACGAAGTCGATCACCGCGCTCGCCCTGCCGGCGGGCCGCTATATCGCGTGCCTCGTGGACAACGTGAACTGCACGATACGGGTGGCGAACGTGCAGAACATGGCGGCCGGAGCGGGCACGGGCCTCGGCGCGAACAACGTCCCGTACGAGTGGTACCGGGCATTCACGTACGCCGCGCTGCCCGCCGACGGCACCACGATCCCCTGGACGACGCCCACCTACGGCGCGGGGCCGTACTACCTCTCCGGCCTGTACGCCCGCAACAGCACCGGCGGCTAGCGATGGCAGAAACGATCCAGCGTATCGACTCGTTCGACGCCGAGGGCGCGCTGGTCGAACGCGTCGAACTGGAGCGCATCGCGGGCGTGGTGGAGTACCGCCACTACAGCGCGGCGGGTCCGCCCGACGAGCAGCGCCCGGCCACGCCCGAGGAGACTGCGGCACACGAAGCGTGGGAGACGGGCCAGAACATCGATGAAGTGCGGCGTCAGGCGAGCGCATCCCTGGAGCGGAACAAGGACTTTCTGGCTCTCGACCCGCCGACGAACGCGCAGAACATCGCCCAGATCGAGGCGCTGACGAAGCAGGTCAACGGCCTGATCCGCACGCTGCTGGACCAGTTCGACGATATCGAGGACTCGCTCCTATGAGCTACCAGCCCGCCGGCGGCTATCCGACTCTCGCCGAGCTGCGCACCTGGCTCAAGGTGCCGGCCACGATCCTGCCCGACGCCGAGCTGCTCATCATCGCGGCCGCCGAGCAGGCGTCGCAGCGACGTCTCGACTGGGGCGCCGCCGAGCTCCCAGCCGACGCGCTGGCCGCCTTCTACCGCCGCTGCGCCCGCCACGCCGCGGCCAAGAACATCCCTCTCGGCATCCTCGCCGCCGACGCCGAATTCGGCACCGTCCGCTTGTCCCGCTGGGAGTCCGAGGTCGAGCGCCTCGAGGCGCCCTACATAAGCCCCGTCATCGCATAGGAGGAGTCGCCGTGACCGAGCCCAAGGACCCGCAGCCCGAGCCCGAGCCGACGCCGGACCCGGAGCCCACGCCCGAGCCCGCCCCGGTCTGATGGTCACGCGCGACCAGATCGCCACCGCCCTCTCGACCGTGCCCGGCATCACGGGCGCGGCCCTCGAGCCGCCCACCAAGGCGGCGGGCCAGGCGTGGCCGGTCTGGCGCGACAGCGTGACCCTCAACGGCTGCGACGCGGTGACGGTGAACTGGTACGTCTACGTCGTCCTGCCCGCGGGCGACCTCAACGCGCCGGCCGACGCGGCGGACCCGCTGGTCCTGCCCATCAGCCGCGCCCTCCACGACGTCACCCTGACGGTTGAACGGTGGGAGCCGTTCCTCCTCTCGTTCCCGTCGGGTGACGCCATTCCCGTCCTGCGTTACAGCGTCTTCGACTAGGAGGTCCCAGCCATGCCCGCCAAGATCGTCAAGCTCGGCCCCGGCCTCCTGTCGGTGGGCGCCACCGGCACGCCGGTCGACTTCACCTGCCAGGTCACTGCCGCAAGAGTGGAATGGGCCGTGGACGAGGGCGATACGTCCACCGTCCTCTGCGGCGAGGTCGTGCCCGGCGCCCGCACCTACACCGCCAGCCTCACGGCCACCATCTTCTCGGACCTCGGCCTGACGCCGGGTCCCGGCATCGTCGAGTACTCCTGGACGAACAAGGGCACCCAGCAGCCGTTCAAGTTCACGCCCAACACGGCCGCGGCCAAGATGGTCCAGGGCACGCTCATCGTCGACCCCATCTCGGTCGGCGGCGACGAGGCCGGCGCGAACATGCAGTCCGACCTCGAGTGGGCCATCGTCGGCACCCCGACCATCGGCGCGCCGTCGGTCGAGGACGAGGCCCTCATGGCGACCGAAGAGGAAGAGGCGGCCTAGTGGCAGCCATCGCCGAAATCGAGGGCGCGAAGGAACTTCGCCGCACGCTGAAGGCGGCGGGCGATGACCTCGCCGACCTCAAGGTCGCCCACGCCGACGCAGCCCGCACGGTCGCCACCGCGGCCCAGGGCATGGCGCCCATGCGGACGGGACGGCTGTCGGCGTCCATCCGGGGCAGCGGCACCAAGACGGGCGCCGTCGTTCGGGCCGGCGGGGCGCGCATCCCGTATGCGGCGGTTCAGGAATTCGGCTGGCCGCGCCACAACATCCCGGGCCAGCCGTACCTCGTGCCCGCCGCCCGCGAGACCGAGCCGCAGTGGCGCGCGGCGTACGAGGCCGCGGTCGAGGCCATCCTGGCGAAGGTGAGGGGCATGTGATGGCCGACGAGGTCGCACTCGACACGCCGCTGGTGACGGTCGTCCTCGACGACGGCCGCCTGCTCACCGTCCGCGTCCTGAACGCCGATTACCTGAACTGGGACCGGACGGCCGCGAAGCACGGCTGGGGCGCCATCCAGGCGCAGCCCTTCACGTGGCTGACGTTCGTGTCGTGGTCGGCCCTGCGGCGCGAGGGCCAGATTCCGCGCGAGTGGACGTGGGAGGAATTCAGCGAGCGGCGCTGCCTCCAGGTCAAGGCGGCCGGCGACAGCACGGGGAACGGACTGGCGGCCGTGGACCCTACCCTCGCGGGTCTCGTGCCCGGATGATCGTCGAGATTGCCCTCGCCGCCCAGACCTCGCCCCGGGACTGGTGGGACGAGGACGACGCCACGCTCGCCACCGCCATCGCCATCCTGACCAAGAAGCGCTGACCC